TAGTGCAATTGCTAATCCAGCAATAAACATAGCTCTTGCGAATGCTTGCTTGCCGTGCAAGCTGCCTTTCAGGCTTGCTGGCATGCCTAGCATAATGCCTCTGTCAAGTTCATTTGTTTTTCACGCTCAATTATCGGTGTGTCGCACAGCAATTGTAATGCGTAGTAAGCTTGTTGAGGTACTACTCCATTACCTAAAATCTTTAGTTGTTGTGATCTACTTATATTTAAATTAGTTACCCAACCTTCAGGTAAACCCATCATGTATTCAACAAATTGAGGGTTTAGTTTGTTTTGATCCAATGTAGGCGGTACTTCTCTTTCTGTAATCTCAAAGCCAAGCCCACGCTCTTGCCTATTTGACCTGTTGATGATTTGGCTTGGCGTTGCATGAATACTTCTATCGGTTCGTCGTAATTCCTTACATGAATTACTGTTGGTGTTGGCAATAAAGCTAGTGGTAATGTCATTGATCTCGTTCCAGGACCTTTGTAGTCCCTTGCCGCTGGGGTAGGCAACAAGGAACAATCGCGCTCTTTGATGGGGCGCTCCTGCTTCACTAGCTCGTACAACACGCCATTTTGCATCATACCCTGTTTTGGCAAGGCTTTTAAGAACTTCTTTAAATCCGAGGCTAAGATGCCCTCTGACGTTTTCCAAGATAATGAATCTTGGTCGAAGTATGCCAATCGCTTGCATGATATATGGGAATATATGTCTTTCATCCTTTATGCCCTTTCTTTGCCCTGCTTGACTAAATGGCTGACAAGGATAGCCAGCCGTTAAAATGTCTATTGGCTCAACTAATGACCAATCAACAGCCTTTAAATCACCTAAGTTTGGTAAGTTCCATCTTTCTTTAATTACAATGCTTGCATATTTATCGTTATCACACATCCATACAGTTTCAGCATTAAAATAGGCTTCAACTGCCATATCTAAACCGCCATAGCCCGAGCATAGTGAACCTATTTTGAGCATTCCTCACACCTTTCACGTTTTCCATAAATCCATAGGCCACAGCCTATACATCTATGAATTAAATGGGTTTCAGTAGCCACTTGCCTGCAATAAATATACTAAGTCAGCCAAAGTGAGAACAGCAACGTATTGCTCAACGGATTTCTCACCCTGACCATTTAGACGTAGAACACCCACGCCCATCCCTTTGTTTGCCTTGCGATCATGAAGTTGGCGCATAAGCCCAGACAAATCTAGGTTTGTCCTAGCTTTGATTTCAATGTCCAGGCCATCAATTCCCGTGATGTCCGAGCCATTTCTACCAGCCCCAACAGGTAGCGCATGCTTCCAGCCTTGCCCTTGCAAGTATTCTGCTACAATACGCTGCGTTGCATAGCCTCGGTGCTTGCGACTTTGATTACTCATTTAGTTAGTCCTAACTTGGCATGTGTGGCATTTGCAAGGTTTTGCAGACCCAGCCGTTATTGGCTCATTGCAATTGTCGCACACGTCAAGTAGTTTATCCATCACTAACACATCATCACCCCACTAACAATTCTTCATCTTCAGGCCTAAATGACCAAGTTCCGTCTTTATTTAGCATCATCCATATTGCTTTGCATTGCTCAGCTTTTTGCCTCATAGGAAGTAAGCAACCCCAACCACGATAAGCACCATTTTTGCCAGTACCTTCACGCAAGACACGAGCGCCATGCTTACACATTGGAACAGGGTGGGCAGATAACTTCTCAGTAACAAGAGCAACTGCATTCTCAAATACGGGTTCATAGTCAGCCGGTGGCTCAATCGTTGTATCCCAGATGATTTCAGTTTCCTTGTTGTTAGCATCTAAGAACTCCTTGTGTTCTTTTGTGCGTACACGTATGGGTTCAGGGCTTGCTTTAACGTCATTAACCCTTGCCATTTCCAAAGAGCTTGGGCGCTTTCCTTTAGCAGATAATCCGAGATTTGCCAAGCATCTTCCAATGCTAGAGCTCTCGCAATTCTCAAGCCAAAAATCACGATCGACACCACGATCCTTGCGAGCACCACGCGCATAACCCACAGAGGAAGGAGCAGTATCAAGATAGGTGCGGTATGCGTATGCCTTAAAGATGACAATTCCTTTTTCTTCTTCATTTGAAACCATTTCTGTAATAATTGCTCCATCTGGATTTGCTTCATAAAATTTATGTATCCTCGTATCTACATCTTCGTAATTTTCTAAATTAAACATCTAGGGTTTCTCCTTTTGCATAGTCAATTTGTTCCTTCAAAGTCCAAGTTGTGCCATCAGGCCATGCCTGGACTTCATTAGCACAAGATTGGCAGTAATGCCTGACAATTAACTTGCCATATCGCTTGCTAGTAATTTGCCATACAGCTTGCGTTTGTCCACGTAAACTGCTAGTGCCATATCGGCCTTTGCAGTAATCACACCAAGTTCCCTTAGGTGATCTAGAAAGCATTAAGATCATCCCAATCTTTGACGGCGAGTTCTCCGGCAATGGCGAAGTAGGCAACGGCATCCACCCAAGAATCGTGATTTGATTTAGTTTCCATAATTCTTGCGAGCTTGACCAATGCCATACAGATTGCAATGTCCATCGGCTCAATAGGTCGCTCAAAGTATGATTCCCAGAGCTTTGCCGTTCGTAGCATTGTGTGGTCGTAATGACCATGCGTTGACCCTCTGTTAATGATCGTGTCGTTTGCATTAGTCAATATGTCTTTCGCTCGCAACTGCTTTTCCTCGCCTGTACCCATCTGCCCAGCCTTCCTTATATCCTTTTTCCTTAATGAATACACCGATTGTGTAAACACCTAAAACAAATAAAAAGCAATAGAGTGCTAACTCAACTAAACGAATATCATTCAACATCTGCGCTCACCCCATGTACATCTAAAAAATAGGCAGCCAAAACTTCACGGCTTATTCTGCCGCGTTGCTGGCTCATGCCTAGTTTCTTTTTAGCGTAATCACGTATGTATGAAGCTCGCACAAAGTGCTTGCCATCGGTATACGCACCCGACTTACGATCATACTTAATCGTCATGCCCTAAACCCCTTTCAAATAGGATTTCAAATCCTATTTTGAGGGGTCTATATGCTATTTGTCAATATACGACACGCCGTCATAGTTATCCATATGGTCATCAATAGTTCTATGGATTGGGAAAATGTCCTCAACCATATCGCTTGCCTTCAACAAGGAAGCTGCCATCTTTTTCTATTGGTATGGCTACAGGCTGGACACGCTTTCGGTCTATATAAATCAAACCAAAGCCTTGCTGCCAATTCATCGTTCCACGGGTGTAATGCGCCCTTGAGATGTCCATTAGATGTCCGACCTCAAAACCTGTAAGAACGCCCGTTAAAACGCCACCAGAGGCCGTAGAATAGGATGATATGCCCTGCCTATGGGTATGACCACAGACTACGCTCTTACCATGCCTCTTGGCCGCTTCTAGGGCTGTTAAACCCCCATGTGGCTTAGTGCTCTGCTCATCACCATGAACCATTACCCATTCATCATGGAACTGGTATGGCTTGGTGTGGTAGGTAATTCCTAAGGCATCTAGGTGTAGAAACTTTTCTATAGTCAATTCAGGCAGACCAATGAGCCCAGGCAGGCGCTTGCTTAGTGAATTGTAGAGCCTTGCTCCGTGATTGCTTCGGCTGAGATGTCGTACTTGAAGCTCGGCGAGGACATTGACAGTTTCGTCACGATCTCTGCCAATACTTCCTGACCACTCATCCCTACCGGTTGACCAGCGGCTAATTGTTTGGAAGTCAATTTCATCGCCCACACATAGAACGTCATCAGGTTTGTATTTCCTGATGAACTGTGCGACATTCTTAACTGCTTTCTTATCGTGGAAGGGTACTTGCAAATCAGATATAACTACGATTCGCTTAATCGTCATCCTCATCTTCATCTTCGTATGGAGAATGATCAGGATTATTTATTACCCAATCGGGTAAACGCAGCTGTTCTTCAATGTACCAGCGCGCCCTATCTTCACCATATCCAGCACGAACTAAAGCCTCAAAACATTCAACAATAGATGCAGCCCATATATCTATGGGTAGCAGAATGTCAGCCTTTGTTCTACGCGCAGCGGCTTCTTTCCGCTTACGCTTAGCGGCTTGTTCGCTTTTTGATATTCTTCTTGCGCTCATGAGTAAGCAATTCTAAGACCATTGATTCAAGTTTATCTATGCGCGACACGATATTTGATGCCTCAAGTATTGCTGGCACTTCATGTCTAATAATATATCTAAGACCGCCG